CCAATGATGCCAAGTATAGGAACTAATTTCTTCATGTTTCTAAATCATAAGTAATAATTATTTTCTTCCACTTCATACCAGATTTCTCATCTATGCATGTGGATCTTTCTAACTCTCCACCTAACATACGTGTAAGGGTCATCATTTCAGAGATAATATCTTCATCACCTCTGTCAGGTGTAATTACAACTTTCATTCTGTGAATGCCATACGAAGTATATAGTAGATATACCATGATACTATTACAAGTAGTATCCCTACCATAATAACAACACCCCAAACTACCATTATACTAACTCATTTGGAAGATCCCATATCCTTCCTTCCATAGTTTTGTTTCTTATTATTATTCTATTGTTCTCATAGTCAGCACAGAACTCTAGGATGTCTTCATGACCCCAACACATCTCACCATAGAGTGCATTGAGTTTTGACATGTCTTGCCACAAGTCGTTTGGTACATTATCCATGTCTCTTAAAGAACTCCTTTAATGTAGTTTGATATCCACGACCAACAGGAGGTTCTTTAATCCCCTTCATCTTCTTGTAGTCGTTGTGCATCGCTCCCAGTAACCATGCCTGTGATAGTTGTTGAGGTCCCTCTTTCAACAATTGGATTTGTAATTTCGAGAGACCAGCCTTCATCTCCAAATACTCCTTTCTCCACTGTGTGTGGGGTGCGTTGAGTGTCATTTTCTTCCCAGTGTTTTAGAAGATCGTCTGCCTGTCGGTCAACGTCTTGCATTGTATTATGTATTTTAGCATCAATCCATTTCTTTTTCAAATAGTCAATGATTCCTAACAATAAAAATGAGATGGGAAAGCGTTGCTTCTTTGCCCACCTCTCTGCTTTAGCATACCAAGGGTCTGTTCCTTTACCAAATTGTTTTTCAAACTCGATCTTCATAAGGGTATGGTAGATTCTTTTTATCTAGTTCAAGTTTTAGTTGTCTTTCACATTCAAACTCAATTTGAAATACTGCATCTTGGAGATACTTTTCAAATTCATTATCCTCAAAGAGGTCATGTAGGTGTGCTACATGTTCAAGAGCAAACATCATTTTAGTTTGCTTATTCATTGCCATTGGTTTAACCCCCAACTAATTTATCATAATCATCAGCAGCATCTAGAATTGCTTTCTTACACTCATCTAGATCCCACTCTATCTCAGAGTTTGAATCCTGAGAAGGTGTCTTTTTTAACGTCTTGTTTGATTCCTCCGACGACATAACTTTCTACCTCTGTTTCTTGTGGTGCAACCTGTAAACCTTTAGATGATATCCAATGAGCAGTCCATGGTAATGGATTGTTCTTAGCAGGTACATCATAGATTGGTTTGATACCTATCGCTTTCATACGACGGTTAGCAATCCATTCAACGTAGTTGTGTAGTAGTTTCTCGTTCAAACCTATCATGGTTCCTTCTTTAAACAAATAGTTTGCCCATGCTTTCTCTTCGTCTACACACTTCTTGAACATTGCAATTACGTTTGCTTCTTCTTCTTTAGCAATTTCTGCAAACTCTGGGTCATCCCCATTGCTCCATTTATTAAGGATGTTCTGCGTGATAACAAGATGTTGGTTTTCGTCTCTTGCGATGAGAGAGATAATTTTAGCGGATCCCTCCATAAGTTTGAGTTCGCCAAATGCAAACGAGCAAGCGAACGAGACATAAAATCTAATACCTTCGAGGATGTTGACATTGGCAATAGCACGATAAAGTAAGCGTTTAAGATGCTTCATTTCATAAGAAGCAAGGAAAGAACCTTTACGGTCATCCTTCCATAGGTTACCTGTATCCCATTCATGTGCAGCGTTTATGAAAGTATCGTAAGAATCTGTCACACTTGCTGCCCTTTGTAAAATATTAGGATCAGTTAAGATAGTATCAAAAACTTCTCCTACATCAGGGTATACGTTTTTTATTATGTATGTGTAAGACCTTGAATGAATCATCTCCATAAAAGACCAACACTCCATACATGCTTCTAACTCAGGTAAAGAACAGTATGGTAAGAATGCCATACCAGGTGCTCTACCTTGTACAGAGTCAAGCATGATCTGATACTTCAAGTTAGAAGTAAAGATGTGCTTTTGTTCTGGTCTTAAATCTTTGAAGTCACCAAAATCTTTTTGTAGTGATACTTCTTCTGGTCTCCAAAAGTATCCTAACTGTGTCTTTGTAAGACGTTCAAATATAGGATACTTGTATTCATCATATCTTTGTACACCGAGTGGTTTACCAAAAAACATAGGTTGTTTCTTGGTGTCGTGGGGTTCAGTATTGAACACTGTCATCCCACTTAAGGTATTAGATTGCACAGGCTTCACAATCCTCCTCTGCTGTTTCTAGGTCTGCTAATAGCATGTCTACGTTTGTTGGTTCTGATACGTTTGTTGGTTCTTCAATTTCATCACTCTTCATATCATTAGTGTTTTGATAGTAAGATGTCTTCCAACCATACTTATAAGTCGTGAGTAGGTCTTGTGCCATAACACTCACAGGTACATCATTATCTGGATAGTCGGCAGGATTATAACTCCAGTTACCAGAAATTGCTTGGTCAAAGAACTTCTGCATTACTGCTACAACATTTATATATCCTTTGTTACCTTTCATCTCCCACAAGAGAGTGTAATTATTCTTCAAAGATCCATAAGACGGAACAATCTGCTTAAGAGGTCCTTTCTTTGACTTCTTAATGGACAGATAATCTCTTGGTGGTTCGATTCCATTGGTGGCATTTGACACAACGGAACTGCTTTCTGATGGCATCTGTGCTGACAACGTGGAGTGCCTAAGTCCGAACTCCTTAATGTCATCCCGTAAAGTATCCCAATCATAGTTGAGGTTGTTTGGTACGATGTCGTCTACATCTTTTTTGTATGTATCTATTGGAAGTATTCCATCAGCATACTTAGTTCTTGAGAAGTTTCCACATGCACCTTTCTCTTTTGCTATCTGATTAGATGCTTTAAGTAGGTAGTATTGGAATGATTCAGTCAAATCATGTACTAACTGCCATGCATTTGGGTCATCGTATGCAACCCCCTGTCTTGCCAAATAATGTGCAAGACCTATGAAACCTATACCAAGAGATCTTCTCGTCTTTGTAGCGGATTCTGCTGCTGCCACAGGGTACTTTTGATAGTCAATTAATTCTTCTAGTCCTCTGACAGATAAATCACATAGTTCTTCTAGATCATCAAGTTTGTTTAACCTACCTACATTGATAGCAGATAGTATACACAATGCTATCTCACCCATTTCATCATCTATATGATCAATTGGTTCAGTAGGTAGAGTAATCTCTTGACAAAGGTTACTCATACGTACTGGATCTTTAAATGAACTATGACTATTACAATGGTCAATGTTCATGATATAGATACGACCTGTCTCTGCTCTCTCCTTAAGAAGATTTAAAAAGAGTTCTTGTGCAGTGATGGTTGTCCTTGGAATGTCTGTCTGTCCTTCATATTTTTCATATAGTTCGTCAAATCTATCAGTACCAAAAGCGTCATAGAGACCAGGCACGTCATGAGGAGAGAATAATGTAATGGTTTCATCGTCAATGAATCGTTGATAAAATATTGAACTTAACTGGATACTGTAGTCAAGTTTTCTTACTCTGTTGTCTTCTGTTCCTTTGTTGTTTTTGAGGACGAGGATGTCTTGGATTTCCTGATGCCAGATAGGAAAGTGAACAGTTGCTGATCCTCCTCGAATACCGTTCTGAGTACAGCACCGAACAGTTGCCTCGAACTTTTTAAGGAAGGGGACAACACCTGTGTGTTGAACTTCTCCACCCCTGATTTTACTGTTGATACCCCTGATCCTACCTGCGTTGATACCAATGCCTGCCCTTTGAGCGACATACTTGCCAATAGCCATATCACTGCTAAAGATGCTATCGAGGGTGTCATCAATATCAACCAAAACACAACTTGCAAATTGACGAATGGGGGTTCTGACCCCTGCCATGATTGGTGTTGGGATGTTGATTTTGTGTCTGGAGATTGCGTCATAATACTTTTTAATGTAAGTGGTACGATTTTCGTCTGAATAGTTTTGGAAAATTGTTATCGCTATCATCATGTACATGAACTGAGGAGTTTCATATATCTCCCCTGTGCTTCTATCCTGTACAAGATACTTATCAGTTACCTGACGAAGACCTGCATAGGTAAATAGGAAATCACGTTCATGATCTAGATACTCTCCTAAATTATCAATTTCTTCTTGAGTATACTTATGTAGTACCTCCCCATCATATACGTCTAGTTCAACACATTTATTAATATGTGCAAACAAAGTAGGATGATCAAACTGGACACCATACAACTGTTTCCTTAATGAAAATAGTAATAGACGTGCAGCAACATACTGATAGTTGGGTGCATCTAAATCTATTAGATCTGATGCAGACCTAATAAGTATCTCTTGTATTTCTTTGGTACTGATACCGTCATAGAATTGAAGACCACTATTGATCTCAACCTGACTAGATGATACACCAGCAAGTCCATCACATGCTAGTTCTACCATCTTATGGATCTTTTCTAGATCCAATGGTTCTATTGAACCGTTTCTTTTATTAACTTTAGTACCGTTGCTCATACTTTGTTCCAGTCCTTTAATTTAAGAGTTGCTTCTAGTTTGCGATAGGTGTTTGATTCTAGCAGATTTTTAATATTATGTCCACTCAGAACCATGTCATTTATGTCCTTTTGCTGAACATGTTTTGGCCAAATGATCACTTGATCTCCTCGACTAACGGTTTTGTTGATTCGTTCGACGATTTCTCTGTTACGAGGTTCGTTATCATAAACCCAAATATAATCGCTCCAACCAAACGTCCGAGGATCAAGGTCACTCCCACACATCGCCACGGAATTACCCACGAAGAGGGAGTCAAACGGTCCTTCAACGATGTAAATCGGTTTTGTTTCATCAATTTTATCTAATCCATAAATTTTGGGTTTGTCTTCATCTAACATCACAGTAATATACCGTAATGATGATGGACCTATTGCTCTGCCCTGATAACCAAACACACCGTCTTTATCTCTTAAAGGAATAATGATTCTGGACTCATCGTATGTAGTGTCAGCAAAGGTTTTCTTCTGCTGATTAGTCCACTCCTTAAACTTCGGGCAGAAGTATAGGTCACTAAAAGTGTTGCTTGGTAATTGGCGATCAGCAAGCATCCTTCTAGCAGGATGTGTAGTATTTAGATCAGAGATTCTCTCTAGATTTGAGAAAATATCTTTATTAAAAGACGGTTTCTCGAACTTCAAATCAGGCAAAGGGATCTTGGTTCCTTTACCTGTGTTACCTTCTCGGTATGCTTCCATTACATACTCACCATAGAGATCAGGATCCTGATCCTTAAGAAAATTAGACAGAGTTCTACCTACCCCACAGTTATGACACTTGTATATAAAGGATCCTTTGTGGCGATAAAAATAACCCCTAGCACGGTTACGATTCTTCTGAGAATCGCCACAGTAGGGGCATCTGAAGTTGAATAAATTTTCGTTCTTCTTTGAGAACTTGTCTAATCTACCTGATACTAGTGAAATGTATTTGGTATCAACATAAATCACTGACTACATGTTATAAGCTTCTCACAATCATAGCAGTATCTGTTCCATTTGTCAACATTGGTTTGATGATTCTTTGTCCGACTGGACTAACCATGAAACTAATAATAGCAAGACCACCAAAGATACTCCACATTTTCTTTTCCATCGTCCTAAGACGGTCATCAACCTTACGTATATCTCTTTCACATCCTTTTTTGATTTCATCTGCTTTACGGTTTACTTCTCTGTGTACACTATCGACCTTCTCAAACAATACAGCATCAATTCTATCTTGCTTATCCAGTTTTTCATTATGCACAGCAAGAAGTTGCCCCATCTTTACAGAATTTTCCTGTAAGGATTCGACAACTCGTTCTAATCTTTCTATTATTGCTGCATTAACGCCAGGTTCCATGTCACGTAGCTTTTATAAACTTCTGTAATGTGTCAACACCATGGTCTTCAATAAGAACATACAAGAATTGCTTTTGATTATCTTCACTCAGTTGCATCCATGTGCATAGCATTGCTTCTTGATCTTCTTGCTTTAATTCTGCAAATCTTTTATTGACCTCAGTAAATGCTGACTGCCAATCAAAATTTTCGTTTGCATCTTTCTTGTTTATATCTTTACCAATTTTCTTTTGACGATCACCTGCTTTCTTTTGGTAATCCTTTGCCTTTGCTTTGGATAACTGTTGAATCTCTTGCTTACGATTAGAAGCACGCTTCTCACGTTCTTGCTTCTTATTCATCTTACGTTTCTGTTGAATGAAACGCATAGTAGCACTCACCTCATTGTTTCCACCACCTGATCCAGTTTTTTCATCGGATGAGTATTCTTTGATAGTAGTTTGGTTTTCCATAGTTTGTTCTTTTAACTTAGAGTTTCTTATCCTCTGAAATATATCTATACCCATTTTATTCTTCCTCTTTTTCTTACGAACAGGAGGTTCATCTGGGGGTAATCCAGCAACTGCACCAGAACTAGCACTGTTAGTAGGTATCTCTTCGACCACAATGTGACCGTTCTTTTTAAGAGTCATGACCTTCATAACTTGTTCAGTTCCTGTAAACAGTATTTATCTACCATGATGGTATCTTTATTTAGCTCTGGGTACCTGCTCATGTATAACATGAATGCCTTTAGTATAGACCAGTACTCTTCAGAGATTTTATAGAATAACAATGGGGTGGCAGCTTCACCAAAAACATTGTATATGATGATTAAGTGATTCAATATCAAGTGGAGTTTTAAGACCCCACTGTTTAGATACGTCTTCAACAATCTCTTGAGATATTTAAACCTTTTGAGATCATCATAGAAATCCTCTTTTGTTACTGCTTGAGGATTGTTGTAATGTTTTATAGCAAAGAATAGATAATTGTCTTCATTCAATTCATCAAAATTCATTTATTAAGCGATGCTTAGTGTTTTGTCTGTTCCAGAACCACCTGCTCCACGTACGTCGCCAGCAGCGATAGTAACGTCAGCAACTTGTGCTCCTTTATCTTTGATAGTGGAACTACCTGCTAGAGTAATGGATTGTGCTCCAATACTTAGTGTTTCTGTTTGTGATGGAACAGTGAAATCAAACTCTAAACGGTTTAATCCTGTACCACGTGCATAGGTTGCAGTAACTGCACCTGTTGTAGATCCTGTAACAACCAGTGTAGGGTTGGAAACAGCAACATCAACAAGTTCGTTATATACCACAACAACAGTACCAGTAGCACCTTGTGCAAGAGATTCTTGCTCGAAAAATACTCCAGTAATATTTGCAGCACCAAGACCTTCAGTAGTTGATGCACCACCTGCTAGACCACCGATAGAAACTAGGACTTCATCCCAGAAACGTGCAGTGTTTTTGTCGCTACCTTTGTAGTGACGTAGAACCCATCCTTCCTCAGTTGCAAAGCAATCCTCAGCAAGACCGTTCTTATTTACGTTGTCGAGGTATTTGGGTTTCGACTCGTCTGATGTAGTTTTTCCCCAGAGAGGCATTGTTTTACTCCGTAATTATAAGATAATTTTAATCTAAGTATATTTATAAAAATAGGAGGGTTGCCCCTCCTGTTGCTAGTGACTAGCGTGTTTCTAGTGCACCCTTGACTGTTTCGAGAAGCTTATCGTCTGCGGTAGTTTTGGTCAGTTTAACTGCTTTCTCCAGAACTATGATGCAAAGGTCGATGAGTTTCTCACCTAACTCTCCGTCATCTGGAACTTTAGCTACTGCGTCTGCAACAATCTTCTTAGCGAATGGTAGTAGAAATGATAACATAATCTAAAAATATAATTCAGTTTTATTTATAACCCATTTTCTTCTTTTTCTTTCCGTACCCTTCATACATCTTTTCTACTTTCTCTTTGTAACGTGCTCTAAGTTCTTCTAGGTGTGCTCTAAGTTGCTCGTTAACTCCGTCAGCATACTTCATTGTCTTCTCACCTTTCTTTTTCTTCTGATACACATTACCTGTATCACACTTCTCCTCTTCCATGATCTCATCTTCCTTAACACAGTTAGGAACTGACTTACCGCCTTTCATTTTAGTACCCTTTGCTTTGTAACCCTTCCAACATGAAGGTTTGTCTGGATCTCTACCTATATTCTTACGTGCTTGCTTGAGTGAACCTTCCTCAACAGATGCTGGTGTGGTATCTGGTATATCTTCGCTGGTATTATCAATAACTTCCTCAGGATGCTCAATAACAGTACCATTAATATCTTTTTCGTGATGCTCTTTCTTCATACCTTTCTTCTTTGCCATCGCTTTCTTGATAGCTTTATCTCTGGAACCAAAGTACTCATCCTTACCTGACTCTACCTTACCATCTCCATCATGATCTTTCGATGCCATTTTTTCACTAACGACTTCTTCTTTGACTGCCTTGTTAGCACCCTTTAACTTTTTGTTTTTATCAAAGACCTGATCCATAGGGTCAGTATTGTCCATGATTTGTGGACTTACTTCCACAAACTTACTTGTCTTTTCTGTAAGTTCAGTTCTCCAATTTGAGTACATTTTCTCTTCGATGCTCCTATGTGTAGTATTTAGCATTTCTTCAATGCCTTTGTCTTTGTCAGTTTTAGGAATGTAATTTCCTTCTTTCCACATATCATACTCAGAACCACGTGCCATGGTTTTAGTAAACTCTCTGAATCTATCAGTGCCAACAAGACGATGCTTGGCAGATTTACCTTGCCCTTTACCTAGACCATTATATTTATCAGCAGCGGCTTCGGTAATGTCCTTTGCCCATGCTCTAAACATTTTGCCTTCATCCGTGACAGCAATAACATAGTTAGGTCCACGACGATGAACCTTACCTACTTTATTTTCATACTGAATATAGGTACCCTCTTCAAACAAATTAGCATGTCTATAATGGGTACGTTTTGCTTCACTATTAAAGTTTGTGAATTTCAAATTTCTGAGTTATTTCTTCCTTCTATATATGCTTCTGGGAATATTCCACCCCTTACACCTGACACTACATTAGAACCATATCTTACTGTTCTAGTAGATTCACCACGTCTAGCACCAAGTACAGGTCTATAACCTGCTCTATCTAATTGATTGACATTAGATCTATATACATTCTTACTATTAAATGATATCACTAACTGTGCTTTGTCATCTGGATTTCTCTTTGTTCTTTTTTTAGATACGTTTACATTACCTTGCATAAAATGAGTACAACTATTATGTCCTACATCACCACTATCATAATCAGATCCAAATATTGCTTTACTTTTTAGTTCTTTACTTTCAATCTTTCTTGAGAATGATTGACTAGTAAATTCATCAGATTCTTTAGTAGAAATTACTTTCTTAAAATCTTGTACTTCTGAATCACTAGATATAGGCATACCTGCAGCAACTGATATACCAGAATACTGTTGAAAATTATTAGCACTACTACCTTGTTTGTGAGATATAAAACATAACTCATTTAAATTCTCATCTATACCAACAAAATCTGCATGTGTTCCATATGGACCTGGTATAAAACCAATAATATTATTGTACTTATTGTTTGGTTTAAGAATAATATCTACTGGAGATTCATTACCTAGTTCGTATATCTTTTGATTAAGGTAGTGTAGTATTCTATGCTCTTCAGAGGTATCTGGTGATCTATTTTTAAAAGTTGTTGAGAATCCCTTTTCATCCATTAATGTATTACTATATGTTAGAGATCTAAATGCATTTACATTTCTATATTTTACTATAACATAAAATGTTACCACACTACCAATACCTTTTAATGGTATAGTAAACTGTATGTGTCCTAGACCAGATAGATTGCTATTTGTAATATGTTTAGGACGGTATTTACTAATAGAATTAAATATTTGCTGCATTAAATCATATCTACTTGAGTCAGTAAAAAATTTAATAGCAATAGATGACTTAAATTCCTTTTCATTAAATAATTTATTACCTCCTTTGTTATAAAAAACATTATACTTTCTTGCAGGTAACCTTTCATCAAAAATACTCTGAACTGTTTTGACAACAGAATTCAGAGCATCAATTCGTTCTTGTTTTTTATCTTTCTTAGCAGCAGTCGCCATGACCTTTTATTTTTATTTATCGTCAGGCAGTTGCTCCATCTTTTCTCTCATCTGTTCTATGATATCTTGTGCTTCTATCAAGTTCTCAATGTCTGCTAAGAATGAACCTATGTGTTTTGCTACGTAAGGTTTCTCACCTCTTGCTGCAAACGCAAGAGCATCTCTTAAATGTTCTTGTGCTGCTCTTAATGAATCTTCTACTTGTCTAGTTAACATTAGCGATCACCTCTCTTTCTTTTCTCAGATTTCTCTATGGAGAAACTACCACCAGGATATCTCTTCTCTAGTTTCTTGACATTACCTCGTACAACATCATCAAATTCAACGTTCAATGCAATACAAGCGTTTGCTACGTACCACATAATATCACCCAACTCAATAATAAGATGTTCTCGATTGTCGTCGTTCCAAGGTTTACCTTGAAATACCATCTTCTTAACGATCTCAAGAAACTCACCAGATTCAGCAGCAAGACCAACACCAGCAGTGGTAAGACGTTCAATATTGGCACCCTCTCTGTCAAGTTCACCCAAGCGATCAGCAAGATCGACAAAATTCTTACTGGAATCGGATGTGACACCATCCACGAATAGAAGATACTTATCAAAATCAATCATACTTTTAGATTTTTAAACTTTTGAAATTTATTTAGCACAGTAGGTTTAACATCATCAGAACTGACCTTAGTAATAACAGTAGTACTAGGTTGTTGTTCGATAATATTATCCTGAGCACTTTGTTCTACATCATACAGCTTCATCTTAGATCTGTCAACCCCTATGGCAAATCGCTTGTTCATAGTAGGGTCGTTGTATCTATTCTTCAGTTGTTTAATTAGAATTTGATTTAGTTGCTCAGATTCTTCAGTCGAGATAAGAGCAAACATGAAGTCAGCAGTAGCAGGGAGACCAAAGGATTCACTCGTGTCAGTAAGATCAACGTCACTACTGCCATAGCCACTACGAGTCGTCTGAGTAGCGGAGACGATAGGTACATTAACCTCAACTGCAAGACCACGGAGTTCTTCAGCAATCGCTTTAACATAAGTATAAGAATTTACAACAGCACCTTTAAATCTTTGAGATGCACATATATTTAGATAGTCAATAAAAATGATATCTGGTTTAAAACTTGTCTTTAATGTCAGTTCATTCAATAATGATTTAAAATGTCCTACATGTGCTGATGCTGTAGGGTATTCTTTAATAATTAATTTACCTTTTGTTTTCTTTACTAACTTGTTTACCTTACTCTCAAATATTTGCTTAGGTAAATCAGCAATATCTTGTATATTAACACCTAATAAATTAGCATCTATTCTTTCTGCAATCTTTTCTTCTGACATTTCACAGGTAATATACAATACATTCTTACCTTGTAGTAATGTTGCTGCAGCAACGTGACACATGAATAAAGATTTACCTACACCTGTACCTGCTAGTGCTACGTTCAATGTTTTATTTGATAATCCACCCTTAGTAATCTTATTAAACATACTAAGATCAAAAGGTATCTTCTCTTCTACTCTATTATAGTACTCAAACCTTTCTTTATAGTTAGAAAAGTAATCATGACCTATACGATTATCAAATGAAACAGCGATAGCATCTGAAAGTATAGAAGGTATAGCACCTTTATCTTTCTTCTCATCTTTACCATCTGCTATTTGTATACTCTCTAATAATGACAGATATATTGCTCTATTTCTACACCATTCTTCAGTAGAATCTACTAACCATGTCTGATCTAGTTTCTCATCATTAACTTTATCAATAGCTTCAAGAGAAATCTTAAACTGTTGGTCAGTTAAACTAGTGACATTCTGTAAGTCAATTGCTAGTGACTCTTTAGTAGGACATTTCTCATACTTATTAATAAAGTTTGATATTAAATCAAACAATAATTTATTATGTTCTTCTTCAAAGTATTCTTTCTTTAGATATGGAAATGCCTGACGACGAAATTGATCATTCGTCACCAAGTTATTCAATATTGTAAATTCAAGTGAGTTCAT